AGACGCTAGATACAAGTGGATCCCGGTGACTCAACCAACGGATACATGGACAGAAGCATCGTATAGGGGCGATTAGGCATGGCCGACACAACTACCACTACATATGGACTCACAAAGCCCGAGGTCGGCGCATCTGATGACACCTGGGGAACAAAGCTAAACACCAACCTCGACACGCTCGATGACCTGCTGGACGGGACTACGGCGATCGCGCCAAACCTCACCGCAGGCTCATGGCAGGTTGGTGGCGTTGCTGTTACATCAACGGCCGCTGAACTCAATGTGCTGGACGGGATTACCGCAACGGTAGCGGAGCTCAACATTTTAGACGGCGTTACCTCTACAGCCGCAGAGCTCAACATTCTCGACGGGGTAACATCTACTGCTGCGGAGCTAAATATCCTCGACGGCGTTACTGCCACAGCTGCAGAGATTAATTATCTCGACATCACTACACTAGGAACCAGTGAAGCCAGCAAAGCTGTAACAGCTGATGCTAACGGCGTGGTTACGTTTGATAACGGCATCTCTGAGGAGTACACGGCCGTTACATCAACGAGCAACGCAACAACCGTAAACCTCCAAGATGGCACTAACTTCAGCCATACGCTGACAGAGAACACTACGTTCACGTTCAGCAACCCGGCCTCTAGCGGTAAGGTTTCGGCATTTAGCTTGAAGCTGGTGCAAGACGCTAGCGCATCTGGCTTTGTGGTTACATGGCCTACGGCAGTAGATTGGCCGGGAGGCACAGCACCAACATTGACGGCTACTGCCAGCGCGGTGGATTACTTTGTATTCATCACGCATGACGGTGGTACTACCTGGTACGGATTTACAGCAGGGCTGGGTTTAGCGTGAGCCGCTCTTCAATTAAAGCTATTCAGGCTGCGGCGGGTGTTGGCGGTTTCGACCCCACTCCTGGCGAGGCGGCTTTTTATATAAAAGACTTTAGCAATTTAAATAATCAGGACTCAACAAGTAGCACCGATTTATTTGGTAGTGGCATAGAGCCAACTACAGACTATAGCTTTGTCGTGCCTGATGGCGTTGGAGAAATCCATGTTGTTTGCGTAGGCGCTGGGGAAATTGGTCGTAACGCAACGGGCGGAGATGGCGGCGGGTTAGCGTATGGCTCAATGACCGTTGTCCCCGGAGAAACCTTAACGGTCAAAGTTGGGATGCTTGGTGACGGTACTGCCTCAAACCGTAGAGATGGCGGTAAGTCAGGCGTATACCGAGGCGCAACTAAGCTCATTTCAAGTGATGGAACTGGATCCAATGTAGCTAACAGCGAGCTTGGAGGTGCCGGCAGAACGGGAAGCTCTTACTCCGATGGATATCCCGGGGGCGGTGGCGGAGCGGCTGGTTACTCTGGCTCTGGCGGTACAGGAACATATCGAAATACTAGCGCCGCATACGTTTATGGCACTGCTGGCTCTGGCGGAGGTGGCGGCGGAGGCGGCGCAAGACGCAGAGGTGGCGGCGTAGGAGTATGGGGAGAGGGGCCGAGTGGAGCCGCGCCCGGAACTTCAAATTACGGTTACCCCGGTTCATATGGACATGAGTTCGGTAGTTTTGGTGGGGGCGGAACAGGCACAGATAATTATGTAACCAGCCCTCAAACATATCCGATGAATGAAAGCCAGTTGAGTTACTCGTCTGGGAGGCCGGGGGCCGTTCGGATTTGCTGGGGTAATGATCGTGCATTTCCGACAACCTCAATAGACGAAACGGACAGCTACTCAATTACCAATTTCGATATTGATAATACAAGTGGCGATTCCAAGGGGCCGATTCCCACGTTGCTGGCTTACACGGATGGAACCAGCAAAACATTCACTGTGCCAGATGTGCCCGGAGAATATGACCAGCTTTACGTTTCCGCCGTGCTGGTTGGCGGTGGCGGAGCAGGCCCTTATGGCTCTGTTGATAATGTTTCATATTACGGAGGTGCGGGTGGTGGATTAGCGCACTTTTCAAATCTTCCCGTTTCCGCTGGGGATACAATTACTTATGTAGTGGGCAGGGGCGGGCAGGGGCCTACGGCGTACGGTGAGACAGGATTCGATGGGCCTGCCAATGACGGCGAAGATACTACTCTTACATACGGAACCTTTGTTGCAACTGCAGAAGGCGGCGGCGGGGGAAGGACATCTCCAGCTTCTACAGGAGGGTCTAGGAGCTTTTCTAACACTCCCGTCGGCGTTACTACTGGCGGCGGAGATGGAGGCGCTGGTGGGTTAGGTGGAAAGACCTCTAGCCAACAAAATTACGGCGGTGGCGGCGGCGGTGCCGGTGGGTTTGATGGCAATGGCGGTGCTGGCGGCAAAGGTGTTTATTGGGATGGAGTAAGCGGCTCTACTGACGGATCTGACGGGATCGGCACGCAATCTGGCGGCGGCGGTGCTGGCAATGGCTCGGTCAAATATGGCGGGAGTGGAGGCGCAAATACTTTTGGATCACAAAGCAAAGGCGGCGACTCCGTTAATACGTCAAAATCGTCTGGCGGGGGCGGTGGTGCGGCATACACACTTTTTAATGGCGCTCGCTCTGATCGAATACTCAGCGAATACGCTTACGTCGGGACAGGAGCAACCACCTCAAACAACTACAAGGGCCAACCCGGCGGAACTCCGGGCGGAGGGGCTGGCAGTGGCGGGGGCGCAGGCACGTTTATCCAAGCCTCCTATGGGCCTAACTTTTCTCATGGTGGAGATGGCGCTATCGCTATCTACGTTCACACCTCAACAATGACGCTTCCAGTGTAAAAGGGCGAAACAATGTCTCAATACCGAATTAGATCGACCGGAGAAATCCAATCAGAAATGCAGATTCGCGCAGCGAATAGTCACAGGTCGTTGCCACGAGCGTGGAATGACAATGTATTTGATCTGCTCGAAATTGATCCAGTTTTTTCATCCCCGAAACCCGCTCCATCTTCTGATTACAAAATTGTGACTAGGGATGGTGTTGAGCAAAACGCCCAAGGTGAATGGGTATGGGCTTGGACAGAGAACGATATGTTCCAAGAGCATACGGATGCCCAAGGGAATTTGGTTTCCGTGCAGGATCAAATTGATGCAGCTCTGAGCGAAAGAAGCGCGGGTCTGTCTGAAACCATCCGATCAGAACGCAATAAGTTATTAGCAGAAACAGATTGGATATGCCTGAAGGCGCTGGAGTCTGGGCAGACGCCATCCGCAGAAATGGTTGCGTATCGGCAGGCACTGCGTGACGTCCCATCACAGGACGGTTTCCCCGGCGAAATAACCTGGCCCACGAAGCCAGAGTAAGACATGGCGCTTGTTCCGCTTCAAATACAGGCGGGCGTCTATCGGAACGGAACTGACCTGCAAAGTCAGAACCGTTGGCGTGATGCCAACCTAATCCGTTGGACTGACGGCACAATGGGGCCTGTTGGCGGTTGGCGTCAAAAGACCCAGACAGCTGCCACCAATAAGATCCGGGCGATGCTGGCGTGGACTGATAACACATCAGCCAGGCGCTTTGCTGCGGGTACTTATGACAAGCTCTACGCATATACTCAGTCAGGCGCACAAGCCGATATTACCCCGGCAGGGTTTACAGCTGGGCGAGAGGATGCGTCTGCGTTCACTGGCTACAGCGCAGGCCCATATGGCGAGGACTACTACGGTACTGAGCGCCTCGATAACCTCACGATCTTGCCAGCCACAACATGGTCTTTAGATACATTCGGCCAGTATCTGGTTGCTTGCAGCCCGGATGATGGCAAGCTCTATGAGTGGCAGCTAAACTCAGCAGTACCGGCAGCGCAGATTACTAACGCGCCAATTGACTGTATTGGGCTGATTGTTACCGAGGAGCGATTCCTGTTCGCATTAGGTGCTGGGGGCAACCCTCGAAAAGTCCAATGGTGCGACAAGGAGAACAATACGGTCTGGACTCCAGCTGCCACAAACGAGGCGGGTGATATTGAGCTCCAGACGGCTGGCGACATCATGTGTGCGGTTCGTGTGAGGGGGCAGACGCTCATTCTGACAACGATTGACGCCCATGTAATGGGTTACCTTGGCCCTCCATATGTCTACTCCAGAGAGCGCGTGGGGACGTCCTGCGGCATCATCTCAAGGAAGGCTGCGGCCGTTACCGATCTGGGTGCGGTATGGATGGGCAGGAAGGCGTTCTACACCTACTCCGGTGGGGCGGTATCAAAGGTGCCGTCAGAGGTCTCTGATTACGTTTTCAGCGACATTAACCAATCCCAGCAGTCTAAGGTCTACGCCACAACAAACGCTCGGTATTCAGAAGTCTGGTGGTTCTACCCTAGCGGTGGATCTACTGAGAATGACCGATATGTTGTCTGGAATTACGCAGAGAATACCTGGTCAACTGGCAACCTTGCTAGGACGGCTGCGGTAGATCACGGCGCGTTCCGACATCCCATGTGGGCAGATCCTGCCGATAATCATATCTATGAGCATGAGGTTGGCTTTGACTATGGCTCATTAACGCCATTTGCAGAGTCTGGCCCGATCATGCTGGCGTCTGGTGATGAGGTGGCGTCTGTAGTGGAGATGATCCCTGACGAGAAGACTCAGGGTGACGTTCAGGCGATATTCAAGACTCGGTTCTATCCTAACGATACTGAGCGGTCATATGGCCCTTACTCAATGTCTAACCCTACATCGCTGAGATTTACCGGAAGACAAGTCCGTATCAGGGTGGAGGGGGAAAGGCTTGCTAACTGGAGGGTAGGCGTTAATAGGCTCGATATCATCCCGGGCGGGCGTCGGTGAGTGAATACATACCTCAACCGCAGGGCGCTGCATGGCAGACATGGGCTAGACGGCTAGTCCAGTATCTAGGCCGAATACGGTCTATTCTGGAGCATAAAGGCACCGGGGAGTCTGCAACGGAAGACGGGATTTTGA